CTCCCGAATCCAGAACGCCGAAATCACGATGTCCAACAACATCGCTTCGGACTGCTATTCGGACGGCACCGCCGATGGCGGCAAGCAGATCGGTGGCATGCAGCTGCTGGTGTCGACCGACCCGGCGAACACCACTGTGGGCGGCATCAACGCCAACACGTGGTCGTTCTGGCGTAACTCGGTCTTCTCTGCGTCGACCAATGGCGGCGCGCCGGCCTCTCAGGCCAACATCCAGCAGTACATGTCGCAGCTCTGGCAGCGCCTTGTTCGTAACAACGAATATCCCGACCTGATCGTTGCCGACAACAACTACTGGAACGCCTACCAGAACTCCCTGATGGCGATCCAGCGCATCCAGCAGATCAACGGCTCCGGTGAGTCCGGCTGGATGAGCCTCAAGTTCATGAACGCCGACGTGCTCATGGACGGCGGTTTCGGCGGTTACGCGCCCGCTAACCGGATGTACTTCGTCAACACGAAGTATCTGTTCTTCCGCCCGTCGCGGGAGCGCAACTTCACGGTCGAAGATTCCGACCGCATCCCGATCAACCAGGACGCCATCGTGAAGATGATCCTGTTCGCTGGCAACATGACGTGCAGCAACCGGTCGCTTCAGGGCGTCCTGACTGCCTGACGGAAACGAGGAGGACTTATCATGGCCTACATCATTGATGAGCCGAACGCGTATCCGCAGGCGATTGCGGAAACGTCGACTACGGCTTACCACACCCTTGGCAAGCAGGTGCGCGCCAAGGACTCGACTTACGGTGAGGGCACCTTCATCTATCTGAAGGGCGCTTCCAACACCGTGGTCGGCTCGCTGGTCACCTACAATTCGACCACGGGCGCCACCGTGCTCACCACGACCTCGGGCGTCGTCAATGGCGGCGCCCCCATCGCGGTCGCCATGTCGGCAAACAACACCACCGACAACTACGGCTGGTATCAGGTCGTCGGCGCTGCCGTCGTCAAGAAGACCGCTGTGAAGGTCGACCCCGCCGGCACCACGAAGGTCTATCTTTCCGCGACCGCCGGCCGCGCGATGCAGACCTCGGTTTCGGGGCGCCAGGTTCTCGGCGCTCGCTGGACCACGCTCGTGACGGTGACTTCCACGACCTCGACTGCGGTTGTGCAGATCGCTTGGCCACATCAGCAAGGCCAGGTGACATAAGGTCAAGTAACTTGACCAAATACAAAGAGCCGTCCGGTACGCCGGGCGGCCCCTTTCAATCCGAGGCTCCCAGCTTGCTCAAAATCGTCACGGTCAACTGGCGCAATTATTGCGGCCGGGGTGCTCAGTACGTCAACACCCTGTTCGACATGGTGCGCCGCAATCTCCCCGAGGGCATGGAAGGCGAATTCCATTGCTTCACGGACAATGCGGAAGGACTTGACCCGGCTATCGTGCACCGCGATCTTCCCGGCGACCTGAACGGCTGGTGGAACAAGGTCTGGTTGTTCCGCGAAGGCACGTTCTCGCCTGAAGACCGGATCGTCTATTTCGACCTCGACACGCTGATTACGGGGCGTCTTGACGACATCGTGGCGTATGATGGGCCGTTCGCAATCCTGCGCGATTTCTGGCGCCCTGACGGGCTGCAATCCAGCGTCATGGCATGGTCGCCTGATGCTGTGTCGTTCATTTGGGAGGAATGGGAGAAGGCCAGGCGTCCGATTCTTCCCGGTGGCGATCAGGCGTGGATCGAGCGCTGTTTCGGTTTGCCCGATACCTCCACGATATTCGCCCGATATTCGCCCGATATTCTGCAAGACCGGTTTTCGGGCAGTTTCGTTTCGTTCAAGGCCAGCGCTGGCGTGGCGCCGGAGAAGGCGAGCGTCGTGGTGTTTCACGGCTTGCCCCGCCCCCATGAAGTGACGACCGGATGGGTGCCGGAAGTCTGGAAGATCGGCGGCATCACACGCGCCGAGCTTGACACCATCTGCAACACCGGAACCGAAACGATTCTGGCCAATGTGCGCGCCAACCTCACGCGGGGATTGCCGTTCATAGCGGCACAAGACCCACACGAAGGCCATGCCGTTCTCGTGGGCGGCGGCCCGTCTCTTGCCGATACCGTGGGCGAAATCCGCTGGCGCCAATCCATCGGGCAACAGGTCTGGGCACTGAACGGCAGCGCGGCATGGCTGCGCGAGCGGGGGATTATCCCCGACGTTCATGTGATCGTGGATGCGAGGCCGGAGAACGTCGCCTTCGTAGAAGGGGCGGGCGAGCAGACAAAGCACCTTGTGGCGTCGCAGTGCGATCCTGCGGTTTTTGACGCCCTGCGGGGGCGCTACGTCATCCGGTGGCACTCCGGCGCTGACGGGCTTGAAGGCGTCCTAGAAGGCGACGCCAGCCATGCGGCAGTTATCAGCGGCGGGTCGACGGTTGGCCTTCAGGCCATGGCTCTGGCCTTCTGTTGGGGCTTCCGCTTCATCCATCTCTACGGATTCGACTCCTCCCTTCGGGAAGGTGAGCATCACGCTTACCGGCAGACGATGAACGACGGCGATTTTATCGTGGATGCCATCGTTGGGCCTCACAAGTTCCGTTCCACGGCGTGGATGGTGCATCAGGCGCAGCAGTTCGAAAAGCTTGCCGCCGATCTAGCCGAACGCGATTGCATCATCACGGTCCATGGCGACGGGCTGCTGCCGACTGTGGCCCGAATGATGGGGGAAGCGCCCGCGTCTCCCTTGCATGTCCGTGCGGCTGAAATCCTGTCTAGGCTTCCGCCCGGCAAGGTGCGCGGCGCTGAGATAGGCGTGTTCCAGGGCTCTCTATCGGCCCTGCTTCTTGATGACCCGCGCGTCCATCTGATCATGGTGGATTCGTGGGCGGCGGATGGCGCGGATTATGTGGGCGAGAGTGGAGATTGGCACGCGCGCCTGAACGGAGAGCAGCAGGACGGCTTCATGCAGGCCGCGCTTGCGCAGACGGCGTTTGCCGGCGAGCGCGCAACGGTCCTTCGGCTTCCTTCCGTATGCGCTGCGGCTGCGATTCCTGATGCGTCGCTGGATTTCGTCTTCATCGACGCGGATCACTCCTATGAGGGCTGCGCGCGCGATATCGCGGCATGGCTCCCGAAGCTCAAGCCCGATGGCCTTCTGTGCGGCCACGACTATGGCAACGAGGATTTCCCGCAGTTCGGTGTGAACCGTGCCGTTGACGAGTTCGTCGCGGCGCGAGGGCTCACGCTGGAACTCGGCGGCAATTTCACTTGGTTCACACGTCTCAACCGTGCCGCATCAGAAGCGGCGTAAGGAGCGACTATGCCTGAAATCCACTACACCCCCGTCGAAGGGCTCAACGTCGGGTTCTTCGAGGAAGCGGTGCATCAGCCTCTTGCGTCTGAAAAGGCCGGGCGCCCGATTTACAAGACCATCGAGAAGGTGTCCATTATCCCGGCCGGCGATCAGCGCACGATCTACAGCGACATCGTTGACGACCGGCACCGCAAGCGCTGGCCTGACCTCTACAACCGCTGGCGGGCGGGTCAGGACGCGCCGGGCCACTCCGGTACGCCGATCAAGGAATGGCCGGCGGTGACTGCCTCTCAGGTCCGGGAAATGGAGTTCTTCCATATCCACACCGTGGAGCAACTCGCGGAACTTTCGGACGAGGTGATTTCCCGCATGGGCATGGGCTATGCCCAGCTGAAAGAAAAGGCAAAGGCGACGATTGCCCGCGCATCCGGCGATGCCAGTGTGCAGGCCATCGCGGCAGAAAACCAGCGCCTCAAAGACGAACTGGCGCTTCAGGCGGCCCGGCAGGACGAGCAGCAGCGCCAGATGCTGGAGCGCATGCGCGATCTTGAGCAGCGCCTGTCGACCCGCGCGGCGCAGGCCAATGTTCTCGGGCCTGAGGGCTTTGGCGCGGCGCGTGAAATGATCGACGCCCCCGTGACCGCTGCCGATATCGTGGCGGAACTGGACGCGGCCGATTTGACGGTGCCTGAGGCGCCGCGCCGTGGGCGGCCGCCCAAGATCCGGGACTGACCCGCATGCAACTGCTCGACATTGTTCAGAGGGTGTGGAAGCGCCTCCCTCTGAACAACATTCCCGGTACGGTCGTGGGCAATGCGGACCCTCAAGTCTCGCAAATGCTCGAAATCGTGCAGATGGTGGGTGAGGACTTGATGTCCCGCCACGAATGGCAAATCCTCTACCGCGTCCAGCAGTTCACGACCGTCAGCAGTCCTTTCTCCTTTCCTATCCCCGAGGACTGGAACCGCTATCGTCAGGATGCCTCTGTCTGGTCTTCGGCGTCCTATCTCGTGCCTTTGGACGGCCCGTGTTCGGATGACGTGTGGCACCTGCTTCTGTCCACGCCAGGCATTCGCTTCCCCGGCTACTGGCGCCTTGCTGATCAAAATATTGACGTTATCGGTTCCCCGAACGGCGGCGATATCAGCTTCAATTATTCGTCGTCGCACTATGTGATCGGTACCGATCTCGTGCGCAAGGCGTTCTTCACAGCGGACACCGACAGCCCTCTGTTCCCCGATATTCTGATCCGCCTCGGCTGCATCTGGCAATGGAAGCAGTCCAAGGGGCTGGATTACGCCGAGGACATGCGCACTTTTGAGCTTCAGCTTGAGCGCAGCATCGCGGCGGATCGCGCGACGAAGCCGGTTACAACCCGTCGCTACCTTACCCCGGACTCTCCGCCATATACGTGGCCCGGCCAAGTTGTGGTCCCGCCATAATGCGCCAGGCTATTCGAGCAAAAGGCGGCGGCGTTGGCGTGCGCGGCGGCGGACGACAGGTCACGAAGACCTATGTTCGCAATCCCCCCACAAAGGGATGGGTGACAAATCAGAACATCGCCAATATGGACGAGGAAGCGGCGGTCATTCTCGACAACTTTTTCCCCGAGGCGCGTGACATTCGCTTGCGCGCCGGTTCTGTCGAGCACGCTTCCCTTCCCGGTGCCGACCCGGTTTTGACCGTGGCGGTTTATGAGCAGGGAGGCGTAACCACGATTTTCGCGGCACAGGCCGGAAACATTTACGATGTAACAGCGGGAGGCACGATCACGGTTCCCGATGTCACGGGCCAGAACAGCGACTATTACATCGGCCTGAACTATGTCACATCGGCGGGGCAATATCTCTATCTCGTCAACGGGGTTGATGACCCGCAGATTTACGACGGATCATCGTGGACAACCCCGACTATCACGGGCGTGACCGCCTCTGACCTCAATTATGTGTTCGCCTACAAAGACCGGCTGTTCTTCCTCGATGGCACATCTGACGTGTGGTTCCTCGACCCGGATTCGATCCAAGGGACGGCGCAAAAGATCGCTCTAGGCGGCTATCTTAAACTCGGTGGCACGATCATCGCTGGTGCCGCCATGATGGTCGATTCCGGTTACGGGCCGGATGATTATGTGGTTTTCATCTCGTCGGAAGGCGAGGTTGTGACCTACATCGGCACCGACCCGGCAGACGCGAATGCGTGGTCGCTCAAGGGCATTTTCCGCATCCCCCGGCCGATTGGCATCCGCTGCGTGTTGCAGCTCGGGTCAGATATCGCGGTGCTGTGCTCCGATGGCGTGGTGTCGCTTACCCGCGCCTTCCAGCTTGATCTGGCGGCGCAGGAACGGGGTTCGTTCTCGTCCAATATCCGTGAGGCGTTTTCGGAGCAGTATGCCCTCACGGGGTCTCTCCGAGGCTGGCAGCTCATTTCGTGGCCGGCGGCTCACATGGCGGTTGTGAACGTCCCGATCACGCTAGATGTCACATCTGAACAGTACGTGATGAACGTCCTTACGGGCGCTTGGGCGCGCTACACGAACATGAACGCTTCCAGCTTCGCGCTGGCGCAGAACACGCTCTATTACGGTTCGACCGATGGTCGGGTCGTGATTTTCGAGCGTGGCAATAGTGACCTCGGCCAGAATATCAACGGCCTAGCCATCCCTGCCTTCTCCTACATGAAGGCTCCTGGCAATCTGAAGCACGTGAAATACTATCAGAGCTTTTTCCGGGGCTCAGGCGGCTACGCGGTTGGCATGAATATTGCCGTAGACTTCAACCTTTCGACCTAGCGGCTGAAAACCAGTCGCCCACGCTCACCAACCAATCCCTTTGGGATACTGCCATTTGGGATTCCGCAGTCTGGTCGCAGCAGCCGGACGTGTTTGTGTCATGGCTGGGCGTGTCTGGCGTCGGCTATTACCTTGCCCCGGTCATCCTCGCCACGTCGGTTGACGATGGCACCGGAGCGAGCACCGACTGCCGGTTCCTGTCCCTGAATATGCTCTACGAGGAGTCGGGCGCGACGCTGGGATGAGGCTTGTTCTGGATCGGCGCGAGGAAGTCGCGGCATGGGTGGCGGCACATCTCGGCATCGCTCATTTCGATGAGCCATATCAGGCCATTGGTTTTGAACGCTCCGGACAACTCGTTGGCGGCCATGTCTATGAGGGCATGACCGAGCACGACATTCGCATCCACATCGCCGGCAGCGGCGCCGTGGCGCGGGGGTCGTGCCGTGTCTTCTGGGATTATGCCTTCAACCAGCTGAAGCGCAAGCGTGTGACCGCCATCATCCGCTCTCGGAATGACCGCATGCGCTCCATCGTTGAGCGTCTTGGGTTTCAACGCGAAGGCGAATGCCGCCTTTACTTCGGCGACGATAACGCCGTGATTTATGGGCTTTTGGCAGATGAGGCCAGCCCGTGGATGAGGACTTGACACATGGGCAAATCTTCTGGAAAAGCTCCCCCGCCGCCGGACCCGAAGCAGACCGCCGCCGCGCAGACCGGAACGAACATCGGCACGGCTATCGCGCAGCAGGCCCTCAATTCCACCAATCAGGTCACGCCTTACGGCTCGTTGACCTATCAGGTGACGGGCTCCACGACCTACAAAGACCCGTACACGGGCAAGACCTACGAAATCCCGACGTACACCGCGACCACGGCCCTGTCCCCCGAACAGCAGGCGCTGTATAATCAGCAGGTTGGGCTCCGTGGCGACCTGAACACCTCTGCGCAAGGCATCCTCGATAGCGGGCGGTTCAATTCGCCGGTCGATCTTTCCCGCGCGGCGCTGGACCCGTACATTCAGGACAACTACCTCGACGATTTCAACAAGCAGTGGGATGCGAACCGCTCATCCCTTGAAACGCAGCTGGCGAACAAGGGGCTGAAGCTGGGCTCCGCTGCCTATGACAAGGCAATCCAGGACTTCCAGACCTCGCGCGGGAATGCCTACGACAACTTCCTGGGC